AATTTGGTAGAGATGATGATTTTTTATTAATACAATTTATGATTCAAAATTTAACCGCTTTCTATTGAAAAAAAAGATAAAAAGTGTTATTATATAATCATAGAAAAAGCACTGGAATGTGCGAGCTCTTTCATTTTTTTGACCGACTATATTTGTATTGCATAGGGGTTCATGAGACATTCGGTAGCGTAATACCTCGAACGAAAGTAGGGGAAGCTGATGCGAAGCGAGAACACCCACCTGGCGTTTTAGCGGGTTCAATACACGGAAGAGCATACGGCATTCAATCAGTGTTTTTTTGCTATCCAGCAGACCTTAATAGAGGGTAAGAAGTGCGGTTTTAAGCGATTCTTTAAAAAATGATACCCACCAGAACCCATTAGAACCAAACGAACTCGTAATAAATCTCGTAATAAAAAAATAGTAAATTTTTGTCAGGCAAGGGGCTGTATATCTCGGATATACGGCTTTTTTATTTTGTCTCTTTTTTAGGAACTCGTAATAAAATGATTTTTCTATTCCCACGGTTGAGCGATTCTTGTTTTTTGAAATATGTCTAAGCTATTTTTATTCTATATTTTTTCAAAAACAGAACTTATGAACTATTTTTATAAACGTGTCAACCACGGTTGTTGATAGGATTATTCTCGTTGTTTTTAACAATTTCATAGTACGTTAAGAGTACTTAGAAATACCCAGCGTCCTTACAGTTGAGCGATTTATATTCAGAAAAAAATTTTTTTCTGACCTGCGTACACTTGGAAAAGGCTAGACTCACTCGGTTCTTTTTATAAGTTTTGAAATACTTGAGAAGTGGGGGGATACCTAACCGACAGCCCATAGTTTACTGTCTGTGAGCTTTTAATATGTTTTGCGGTAAATTATATTCAATCAACCTCACGCGCGTGCTGTTCTTTGATATATGAATAGAATAGACAAAAAAAGCACCTCTAATCAGAGATGCTCTACTATACACATTTTAATACCGCCCGTGCGCAAAATTGAGAACCATGACTTAGCGCTACTCTTTAGTGCTTTTTAAATAAAATTATTATACTCAAGCAACGAGTGCTAGGATATTATTGTTTAAATTCATATCCATTTCTTGATTGGCAATATTGATTAACGTACTGACGGTATGATTTTACCTTAATCATTTTATTGTATTTATAATGCATTATCTACAAGTGGTTCTAAGTATCGTTGTTTTTTTGAATTATATAACAAAATATCCAGAACTGTTTTTCTCATTATCTGTTATCGTTTCTTCAAAATCACCTATGTCAGACTTAGTTAAATGCACACCCTGTACTTTTTCAATATAAAATGTATTATAAAAATTTTTTAGTATAAAATTGATAAATTTTATTGGAGTGACTGGAGCATTAACTGGTATTCGGCAATTCTTATACTGACCTAGAGTCAAGTGTGAAGCAGGATGAATACAGTCTTCAGCATGTATTTTATCAAAATCTAAACGAATAGGGAATGGATGAATATTTCGACTTACTACGTCGGAATAAATATTCTCACTCAAATCTATCCCGTCATCACTTTCAAGACTTAATAGATTTACCGAAGGAAAAAATGCCAATCTATGATTCGTGATGCCACTCATATCTATTTCATAAGAAAAAGTCAGTAATGCACCATCTAAAAATTCTAAGTTAAATATTCTTGAATCCTGCAATTGTGCATACATATCGCCATAAGAGAATTCTTCATTAAAAATTATTTTATTATCAAATGTTTCACATTTAGGAGAAATTTTTATTTTTGGCCCTTGTTTAGTGTTCACTTCTACTAATTGAGGATAATTTTGATCAACAGAAATTCCTAACTCAATTAATTTAGTAGTTAAAGATAAAATCTCTTGATTAATTTTTTTACCTAGTTGCCTCGAAGAATTCTTTCCCATTATTTTTCTCCGCTTTTGGAATTTTTAACAAGCATCATTAGGTCTTCTAATTTAGCAATATCTGACGGTGACATTTTCCCAGCGGTTATTGATGCTATTAAGTCTTCAACAGATTCGTTCGCTCGATTTATTTCTTGTTTTTCAACATCGCTCATGTCTCTGTTTATTGTTTTTATATTAGCAAGCTGTTCTTCTGTTGGGTAACAAAAATCTAAGGTGAAGTTTTTTTCCTTTACTTTCTCAAATTCTTCTGTAAGTTTTACCATATCCTCACCTACCCCTATAACCCTTACCCACGCCTTGCTTCTAGTTATAGCAGTAAATAATCTATTCCTAACAGTTTGTAAAGATCCAAAAGATTGGTAACAGTCTTGCCCATTAATAACGTATACCATTGCTGCTTCATTCCCTTTGGCACGATAAATTCCTGTAAAAGTCACTGAGTCATTATTTTCATAAAATTCATCAGGATTGGCAACTCCTGCAATATGACTATTTATCCCTTTATTAAATAACATGGATCTTATCAATGAAACCTTAAATTTTGTAGTTTTTGGATCTGGGTTAATAACTATTATATCTCTAGCAAGCAATTCATCTTCATTAATATTTTTTTCAATTTCTGAAACTACCCATTCTATTTGTTCTTTATCAGAATCCATATTTACAAATTGAATAATATCATCAATACTCGAATGACTTTCTAAAAATCTAGGACTACTTTTTGAGTTTCTTTTAAGTTTAACTGGGTTCCCCTTAGTAATTGAACCTAACTCATTTTGATAACCTACATCCTCCCACAAATCTTTATTATCAAACATTTGTACTAAACCAGTACCTGTTCGCTCGTCTGTTTCTCTATAGATTCCAAATCCTAGAGCGTGTGCAGTAACAAGAACAGGTCGAGGATTTCTATAACATGATTCAAGCACTATGTCTTGACTTTCAAGAGATGCAGAATCAAATCTTACCAAGGGTTGTCCCGCTTCATCTTTACCAAACAACTCTTCGGGAGATGATAAACTATTTCCAGATAAACTTTGTAGCTCATCGTAAGCATATACTAATCTTTTAGGAGTTTTAAGAAGATGATAACATATTCTAAAGAAATATTTTGAAAAATCCTGTGCTTCATCAACTAGCATAACGTCATATTTATTTTTAGAATTTGACATATTTTCTAAAGCTTCTTGGCAGGCACCACTAAAAGCATTGTTATAACCATATTGATTTGAAGCATTTCTAAAGTCCCTATATGTATCTACTTCTTGAAACTTACAAAATTGATAATAAATTCCATCACTTTCTCCTCCACCCGGTGCACCCCAAGCTTGTAGAATATGGAGATTATTCCAATTTGGATATTGATTTGTTTGCTCTATATAAAATATTTCAATAAATTTCTTAAGTTGATTTTTAAGTGCCCTGGTGTTAAAGGTAACTGCAATTTCCCAATCTGGATGTTGTGCATGTAAATATGCTGCTTTTAATGCAAGTATAACCGTTTTACCAGATCCAGCAAGCCCTCTAATACGCTGTACTCCTTCAACAGTTTCTATAACTGCTCTACTTTGTGTACCATCTAGATTAGCAATTGAGTCTTCTATTTTCTTTAACTTAGATCCTTTTGAATTTTCTTTTACTACCTTCCTACTTTCTGGACTCTTTCTAACAGTGGATATTGATTGAATTACTGAAGTAACCTTTTGAAAATCCTCTTGTTGGAAATCTTCCTGAACCATCTCTTCTAGCCGCTCGAATATTTCAGAAATACTTTTATGATCAAACAAAGGGTAATCAGGATCAAACTCCCCTGTTATTCTTCCAACTGGTGCAAAAGTAATAACATTTATAGGAACAATTAGTTTTTTTCTCTTGGTTAATTCCTTATAATTTTTTAATTTCGCCTCCATTTTGTTATAACTTTCATCTTGCTTATCTTCATATCCTGAAATATCTTTCCCCTCGATAAGGTTTATAATAACCACCCCATATTTCTCAGAAAGTAATAAACTATCAATGGGGAAAGGCCCATTAGTAGTGCCAATCACTGGATAACCAGTATAAAATATTCCTTCTTCAGAATGTTTTTCATTAAAAAATTCACAAATTTTAGAACTAGAAATAGGTTTACTTGTAGTACCTGGTATAACTTTCATATTCTCTCCCATTTTATATAACAATTTTTGCTATAAGCCTTTTTATATTATAACATATTACATTATCCTCTAACTTATCTTCAAGGTATTTCTGCATATCAACACTGATTTCTTAACTACTATTACACCCATACCCTTTAGGAAATCTTTTATTTGTTCTATATCATGCTTTGATTATAATTTCCTTAGCATTTTTCATAACTTTAGCTGTCTTAGCTGTTATCTGATAAGCTGAAAGTCCTGTGCGTTTTGTAGTCTCTGCGATACTTAATAGCTCTACATATCTTAAACATAGTAATACTATGCTGTCAGTGTCTACTGTATCAAACAGCTCGTCAAGTTCCTCTAACAGTTTGAGAAGTCTTGGCAAGTTACCAGGGTCAGCTCCGGTCTTTTCAATATAGCGTTGTCTGCTTTGAGCGCTTAGGTATAAAGTTCCTTTAAGATACCACCTTATAACGTCTTTGGGTCTTCCCCAATAATATCTTACTGTCATTATTCCTCATCTCTGCTTGCTAAGATTCTAAGTTCTTCCTCTGTTAGATTCTCAAAAGGATTGCTCACGCTCAAGTTTCCGTTGATATTAATATCTTGTACAAGTGGATAACGTTTTAAGATTTCAGAACTTGCTCTAATGATTTGATTAGTGTCAGGGTGTTTGTCTATGACATCGCCCTCTGCTGTTATCACTTGCTCTGTATGCTCTCCGCGTACTATCTTAGTTAATATGCCCAAGGTTTCCTCTGCGGTTGCTATGGCATTGTTTGAAATGTCTTTTAACTTGCTATCAATGTATTTTTTAATCTGAGGTTTTCTGAGGTTTTCAGCACCGATTTTGTATGCTGTTTTCTTACTATACCCCGCTTTTATAGCCGCCTGAGTTGCGTTACCTGTTTTAATATATTCGTCGCAAAATTTACGCTGTTTAGGTGTCATTGTTTCCCCTCGTTTCTGTTTATATGTCCTTTTGATTATAACAAAGTAAAAAGACAAGTTTTATAAGTTTTTTATTTCCACATAACGTTAAAAAAGCCCAGTCATTGACTAGGCTCTTTTTGTTTATTCTTCTAACTCAAAGCCGATTAATTCCGCGATATTATCCAAAGCCTGCACATTCATATCTACTAAATCAGATAATGTAATAATTGTTCCGTCTGTATATCTTGGGATATGGTTAGGGTCATAGGTAACCATTGAATCATTAAGGGAGTAGAGTTCTTGTATTTGTGCTTTGAGTGCCAATTCATGCGGTTTGTTTTTACTCTCTGCCGAAAGGCTCATGTCATTCAATCCTAACGCTTTAATTAAACGCTCGATACTATCAGTAAGTAAGTCCGCAAAAACTTGCGTGTCATTGCCTGATATTTCATGAGGTGCAAAGGTCAGCTCTTGCATTTCCTCAATAATTGATTTTACTGTTTCCTGTGGTTCATACTCTTGCGGTGCTGTCAGTTCGTCCACAGATAAGCCCAAAACTTCAGTAAGGTTGATGAGGTTCTCATGCAATCCTTCCGCTAAGTCTTTCTGAGTGGCTGGAGTTTCGTTTGCTCCCTCAATATGAATTAATTTTGAAGTGGGTTCTGAAAGTTCACTTGTAAGTGTAAAAAGGTTAGATAAGATTGTTTTTGTATTTTGGCCCATTTTATTTTCTCCGATTTTTCTATGTAGTAATTTGTAGTATTTTTTATGACAACATTTGTCAACAACTCATTTTGTCGGACAGCGTGCTTTTTTCATGTTTTTATTTCCTCTGATAAATTCCTAGCGAAGTAGGAAAAGTACGGTGACACGGTATCAAAGTCCCACAAATGGCTTAACCACGCTTATAAACTTGCTACCGCTAACGGTATCATGATACCGAAGTACAGTATCATTTTCGATTTTTCTTACGTAGATACCCTTTTGTCATGCTTTTATGCTTGTCTTCATCCCAATGAAAGAGCCGTCTAAAAAGTTCGTATTGTTCTGCTCGGTGTAAATCGATGGCTCGATTAAAACCCGCGGTATGTGGTCTTTTACTTGTCTTCTCCCATTCCTTTTTAATGTGGTCAGGTAATTTAAGCTCAAACTCTCGCTTAGTAAATGGCTTTACACCCTCATCTTCACACCATGCACGATATAAGGCGCTTATAAAGGCGGTCGGTAGAAAATCACTGACAAATTCCTCAAACATATCATTTACAAAAGCCAATACATTGTCATTGCTGATTTTAAAGTCATCTAACAGCCCTTGTGTGGCTTTTGGTTCGTAAAACTTCTCAAAGTTAAGCGATAAAGCGATTTTAAGGACATACTCTAAAATGTCTTTGCGTTTAATATAATCATCTTTGATTTTCCAGTTGTCATTATCTGACGTGAAAGACTTGTTAAAGGGAACAATAAGCAAACGCCTATAAGTTCCATTTGACTTATTTCTAAACTTTGGCAAGAAGTTAGTGGATTGTATAACCAGCTTATTAAATACTGCTAAGGTGGGTTGCTTTCCTTTCGCTTCAATCGGTACTGGGTCGCCAGTAACCACAGAAAAGTAATTCCCTGCATTGTCTAAGTAACTGACTTGGCTATCATCTCCGATAATGCACGTCTTCCCAACGACTTGGGAAAGAGAAAAGCGTTCAGAAAACTGTTCAGCTTTGACACTTGCGACGTTCTCACGTCCGATTAAGTTCATGATGAGGCTTTGAAAAGTCCCTTTGCCGTCATTTCCTTTACCGACTAGCCACACGCCTTTACGATAGGAGTAGTTGCCGTTGGTGCTTGCGGAAATAATCTGCCATAAAAGGCTAACGAGTTCTTTATCTCCACTCATTAAATCAAGTAACCAGTCGTCCACATTCCAGCCGTTAATATTAGGCGCTTTGGCCTTAGCATTGTACTTGGTCGCAATGGTTGACGTAAAGACGTATTTAGGACTGAATGGCTCTAATTGCTGGGTTTTCTTATTGAAAATACCGTTCGCTACTGGGATAAGATGAGCCTCTGCAGTCTGCTGTTTTACTTCTGATAAAGTTTCAAGTTTGAATAATACTTCTTTTGACCGTGCTTGACTGTATGACGGCTCTAGCCAATAAATGAGCCGATGAAAGAAGTTCTCATTTGTTTCATATATGCCTAGTTCAGGGTTATAAACGCCTAACAGTCCGCTTTGGTGGTCTAATTTGATGACTTTGAGCGTTTTATAGATGATTATAGCCGTATCTAAGGGACTTAGTGACTTGGGTGCGTTGCCGTCCTCTTTAGGTGTGCTTAAAAATAAGTTACGGTGTTCAAAGAATAGTTTTCTAACCGCTCTAAGCGTTTGAGTATTTGCTTTGACATAGTCAGGGCTATTGATGATTTCTTTTTCTTGTTCCAGCCAGTCTTTTAAGCATTCCTGATAACCTGTGACATTAATGACTTTTTTGCCGTCTTCGCCATAATCTGTGAAGTCCTCTATTTTAGGTTTTGGACTTCTTACGTTTTCCTGTGGCGTTTCTGCCACAAGTTTTTCTAATTGGTCTGTCATGACTTCCTTTCTATTTCATCTTGAATACACTTTTCCAAATAGTTGCCAGCTCGTCATCAGGTAAGGGCGGACTGGTTCGATTGTTAAAGGTTCGCAATAAGTCCATACAGCTATTATTATCAATGCCGATTTTTCTCCAGTAGTGAAGTATTCGATTTGTATCGTTGTTTCGGTTGCCTTTTCGTGCGCCTTGGTTGAATAACTCCCACATTTCAGCGCCATAAGTTCGGCTACTTGTGCCAGTTGTTGCGCGTGCCTGTGGTCGTTGTATCATTTCAAGTAACCAATCAGGACAATCGCAAAGACTATCGAAAGTTAAAGGCTCGTTAGTTTCTGTATCATTCAAAGGGATATAATCGCCGTCTGTACGTTTGCTTGGGTAGATGGGTGTGAAGTGTGTCTTTATCTCTACACCGTCCGCTAGTTCACTGACAACCGGCTGACTGAATAGCTCTTTCGGAACTTTAAAGAAAACATGCAAGCCGTTGCCTGTGGGTGTCTTTTCAACATAGGTACTTAATATTTCCCCCTCGCTGTGTTCATTCCACAACCGACTGAATACAACTCTGCCATTCTGTCCGTTTTGGTGCTGGTCTAAGTCAATACAAATCAAACCGCTATTTCTAAGATTAATCATGATGTTGCGGTTCGGTATTTCATCAAACCACGCGCTTACTGTGATTTCGTCAAGTGTTCCGCTTGAAGTCCCGCGGATAACAGCCCTCTCACTTTTGCCTGGAGGATAACCAGCGATAACAGAAAAGCCACGACTAATACAGTTTAGGGCTTGTTCTTTTGGTGTCAATAGTCAGTCCTCCTCAAAGAGTTGGTCAATCCAATCAAGCTCGGCAAGCGTATAGCCATTAACTGCGTTATTAATCGCAATGCCTGTCCGTTGTTTCTTGATAATTCCGGCTCTGCGTTCGTCTTCATTGACTGGGATAAAATAGCCGTTATCAATTGAACCAATGGCGCAACCTTGCTTGTGGAGGTACTCAATTCTGCTTTGAAGTGTTCTAAAATCAATATCAAGGGCTTGTGCTAAAATCTTGCCTTTGACAGCTCGGTCAATTCCTCGATGTTCAGCAAGAAATTTAATAATATTTTGGTCAATTGTTTGTAATTCTTTTAGTTTCATTTTTTAGTTTCCTTTATTTGTACTTTCATGCCAGCCAGTTGCTTACCTAAAATCGGCACTGGTTGCGTGCATAAGTTGCTTTTTACTCCGCTGGGTAAGATTATGCCTGTACTCTCCTCAAACTGCTGTATGAGGTCGTATTTGACCGCTCGTGCATTGTGAATCATCTTAAACGGGTGTTTGCCTGCTGGTCTAAAACTATTCCGTCCGTACCGTTTCCTTGCCGTGTAGCCTTGGTGGTGTTCTATCATTTCGCTACCTCATCAAATAAGCTGATTTCTCCGCCCTCTTTCTCGCCCTCAAATCGGATACCGTGCTTATATTTACGAACTTTAAAAGAATAATCAACGGTGCCTGTATTGGCGTTTAACGGGTCTAATTTCTCAATCTGCTTATCTGTCAGCTCCGTGTGATAGGCTTTTAAACTTCGCAACCCTACGCTATCAATACCAGCCACATAAGAACAAGCTCTAATAATATTTTGCATTTTCTCAATCCTCTAATAAAATTTGCCTTGCCTGACAAGTTGCTAAGTATCTATGATGATGAATTTGCATATATCATCAATCAAATAGTAAATAAGTGTGGTTTTGTATCGTGGTTTATAGCGATTCAATCCGTGCTTTTCCCAATTATCAAGTGTGCCGTCTGATATATCCATTTCTTTCATGACATCTTGCCTAGAAATATAAGGTAACTTGCGGTCTTTTTTTAGTTCTAATAATTTATTTGCATACTGATTAAAGTCTGTAATAACAGAATCAACTAAGCCACGCGCCACAAGGTTCGTTAAGGTGTCGTCATTCACGGAGTACCTCCGTTCTCTGAAAACAACCCTTTTCTAAAAATCTGTAAACTTACTAAATCAGGTTGTTTCTGTCCGAAAGTTTTAGAAAAAGGCAGCGGAACGACTGCGAACTTTTCAGCTTGTCCAGTGATACTAATTGCCAACGGTGTATTATCGTCATAACGTTCAAGAGAAGTTACAAGCGCTTTTAAATCTGAAATAGTGTTAATTTTCATGCCTTGCCTCCATTCTTACGTTTAGCGATAACTTCCAGTACTGCGTACGTTAGTCTGTCTTCATTTATTCCTAGCTCGTTAGATAATTCTATGACATCATTAGCGCTTATAACATCGAAAGCCGTCAATGCTTTGCGCTTCGTTTTTCTGCGTTGTCTTTCCTGACGAACACCACGATTAAAAGCTATGTTATACAGACATTCGTAAGCAAAAACGCATTTCCATTCCTCCCAATCGTCCTTATCTTGTTTATTTAACAATTGAGATACATCTTTTTCAATGGCTTCAATTAATGGATACAACCCGTTAGGGCTGTCTGTTTTCTTTCGCGTTTGCTTTATCTCTTGTTTAATACGGTACTTTTCAGCAATTTCGCGCGTGATTTTCATTTTAAAAGGTTTGCTTTTGGGAATATGTAACAACTTACTCAATGGTATCCGTCCGCCTTTGATATCAAACGAAAGTAGTGTTTCATCATTATGACGGTATACTCTTAAATCAAATGTTTTAAATTTCATGCTTTACCCCTTAACCATTTCTACTTGGATATCATTTTCTAAAGTTGTGAAAGTTACTACTGATTGACCGTCAAACAAGCGGTAGACATACTCATTAAGCTGGATAAAATGGCGTGCCTTGGCTTTTAATAAGTCCATGAGTTCAAAGGCTACGGTGTCATCTAAGATATAAGTTTCTTTGTTTATTGGTTTGTTCATGTTGAAAATTCCTCTCATTATGGTAAAATAAGAGCATGAAATCACGTTAGCGCGTGAATCATGCTAAGTTTTGAATTAGGCCTTTTTCGTTGGTAGCGGTTGGGCTTTTTCTTTTGTCAAAAATGCTTTGATTTCTCGAAAACTGTAGTCAAGTTCTAGCCATGCAATAATACTATTTTCTAATTTCTGCAATCTTTTTAAATCTTCCTCTGAATCAAGCAACGATTTCAGGGGAATTTTGCTAAATTGTTTACCATAATAGCCTTTATCTTCTCTCAACTTTTTGACTGTTTTATATTTGTTATGTGTAATCAGTTGGCAAAGGAAGTCAGAAAATCGTGAGTAGTAAAATGGCTTGAAATGTGGACTTTGTTTAATAGCTTGATTAAGGTTTTTACGCTTTTCTGTTTCTTTGGCTTGCTCTATGGTTATATGTTCTAACTCGTCAAACCTTTCAATAAAAGCTAGTTTGATTGGTAAAATTCGCTTACCGTTTAAAGAATTGGCTAATAACATAAAGCCGTTACGGTTCATTTCAAAGAATTTAACTAAACGTCCATTCTCCGCGATATATTCACTTTCTTTAAAATAGTCAGTAAAAATAACTTGTTTATTGCCCTGACTTTTCAGGGGAATTATATTTCTATTCAATCCATTTTTGGACTGAATTAAACTATCCCAATCTCGTTTAATATCTTCAATACTTCTTAAAATATGACTATGTTGTCTGTCAAATGCTTTAGCGACACTTAGACTATTGACAATCACATTTTTATTTTTGATGATGACATCAAGGCTTACTGTAATTTCGTTCATTTGTTCTCTTTCCAGCGCTCACGCGCAGTTAGTAGTTTTCAGAAGAAACTTGTTTCATTGCTAAGTAAATCTTTTCGAAATCAATATTAAGGATACGCGCAAGTTTTGCCATATCATTGATTTCAATATCTTCAAAAGTCGCCATTTTATCCTTCTTTGTTTGATTTTTGCGAACTTAAAGAGCTAAATTTAACGGCATCAAATACCGTTTTTTCATTTACACTTAAAATTTCAGCCAGCATTTCGATTTCTTTTGTTTTAAAACGATTAGCTGGGTCTTGCCTTCTATGCCAAAACATAAAAGGTGTCATTCCGAGCTTATCTGCTATAAATCCTGTGCGTAATCCTTTAGATTTTAACAGTTTTTCAAAAGGTGTTTGTGTCATTTTGTAAAGCCTCTCTGTTTTATTTTTGTTGACAAGAATATTTTAAAATAAAGTTTTAAAAATGTCAACACTGAAGTTTGAATAAATCAAACAAAAATATTATAATTGATATTATCAAAAAGAAAGTTGATGATATTATGAATAATGATGAAATAAAATTTGCTAAAAGAATTAAAGAGTTGAGATTGTCGAAAGACATGACTATGGAAGAACTTGGAAATAAACTTGGTAAAACAAAATCAACTATCTCAACATGGGAAAAAGGAGCCAGAAGTCCTAAAATGGGAGAGCTAGAAGATATAGCTAGTTTTTTTAATGTTTCGATTAATTATTTATTAGGCTTATCTGATACCGATAATAAAAAAACATTTGAGCTAACTAATAAAAAATTGGATGAACTTCAGAAAAGGGTGGAAAAAAATCTACAAAAAAATCCAAATCACAAAGAATTTAAAGAAGTTCTTGAGGAAATAGAACGCGAAAGATTTAATGCTAAAGTGATATATAGTTTAGGGAATTCACTTGACTACCAATATTTGAAAGAGTATGGAATCAGTAGAAACGAAGTTGTCGTTCTATCGGATGAAAACATAAGAGAACCAATTCTTAAGATGTTGGAGTTGTTTCCGAAACTTAATTTAGAAGATTTAAATAAAATTCTTGAATATACTGAAATGTTGAATATGAAAAGAGAGAGTGAGAGTAAGTGAGGCTTATCTATCTTTCCTAAATTATGTTTATTAATAAAAAGACTTCTACGGCTATCATCACAACGCTTATGACGAGGCGCGTGCGTTGCTGTATGAGCTGTGCTGGTTTGAGTTGGTGGGTTAAAAAAGGAGGAAACATGAAACTATCGGACTACTTAAAGAGTATTGATAACTTAGATGAAAAAATGCAAAAAGCTGTAATTATAGCTGAGTATGAGAGAATGTTTGGAGAACACTACAGACTACCACAAGAACAGTTTGCTGACCTGATGGAATTACCTTTGCCAAAATTAAGAAGAGTTATTCATGAAATGAAAAAAGCAATAGATTAGAACTTTAATAGTGCTAAAGTCTATATAGCTGTGAACCTTAGCATTTCTTAGCATAGCTCTAAAGGTTCAAAAAATAACCAAGGGGAAACTGCCCACGTTAAAAGCTTTATAGCAACTCGCTATAAGATTAAACCTTTAGTATTATTTAGTACTTGTAACGTCAAAGATGACACTACAAAAGTTATAAAACACGCGAAAGTCAAGGAATATCAATGGTTGACGGATATAATGAAACAGTTGAAAACAACTGTATTTGTTAGTTTTTGTCAAGTAGAAAAGGATATAAAAATGAAAGTAAATAATAACGAACAAAGAGGTATTAATAAAAAAGTTATTGCCAAAACTATAATTTTCTTATTTGGTTTATTAATACTTCTAATGATAAGGGTATTTTTAAAAATTAACTTGATGCCGTCAATGTTCATTTCATTGCTTTTTGTAGTAGTAGTATTGAAAAATCCTGAAAATAAATATATGAAAATAGGACGTATAGGTCTCATTGCCGTTTTATCGATACTCTCAATACTTTCTTTAGTGTTGCGATGAACAGTATACTATAGCAAGTCCTAAATTTTAGGAATGCAAAATAAAAAGCGCTTGAGCGCGTTAAATTGTAAATCTATGTGTTTCCAGTCACTAAAAACTGGTAGGAGATGAGACATGAAGTTTTTATTATTCATTGATAAAATCTATTCAAAAATAGTGACTGCTTACTGCATTTGCACTATACCTTTTCTACTATTATCTCTATATCTTTATAACAAACTACCTGCTTATATCCCTAGTAAAATCGGTATAAGTGGCGTATATAGCTGGTTTAGAAAAGAATTTGTGTTTCTTCTTCCAGTATTATTTTTAATCATTGGAATACTTTTTTCAAAAAAAGGAATAATTAAGCAGTTCTATACTGGAACTCCTGCTATTTTTATAAAGTCTCTCGGGTTAATTGTTCTATTATTGGTACTATTCTCTACCATATATCTTTATTATTCCTACTTTTCAATGATATAAAAACACAAATAACAATAAATATAATGACGTATCAAGTCAATTTCAAGCCAACAATTGCCGACAATTAGCAAGTATTTTTTGTGGTTGTCATTTGGTTGCGGAATGGTTGACGGCTTCCCCATTTATATGGGGAATAACTACATGTAAATTTTGTATGTTGTTCATACCCTACGTGATGTCGGTATAGCTTTCTGCCACAAGTGGCAAAAACGAAAATTTCGTTGTTGTTATTAAGGGGTCGTGATTCGCGACTTGCTAGGTAGGAACGAATCGGTACCCCCCCCTTTTTTAGGGTCTCCAAAATCTCACTATATTATACAGAAAGAAGTTATATTATTTTATGGAAGTAAAATATAAAAACAAATCAGTCGAAGTATGGGAAATTAGTAAAACAAATGAACAACCTGATTGGGTTAAGCAAGCGTTTAAAGAGAATTATCTTTCTTGGTATGATGATAGATTAAAAATCCTTTTAACTGGTATAAATCCAACAGCTAAAAGAAATATTAAATTGGGAATAATGAACGGTATTTTGAGCGTTGGACAAGGCTTTGGTGGAACTTATGCAATGGGAAATATAGGCGATTTTTTAGATATAACAAACGGTAGGGTAATTTCTAAAAAATATTTTATTAAACACTACTACATTAAAATAGATGATGAGTAAAGTTTATTGGTTTCACTTTTTTCGGAAACCAATAATAGGATATGAACATTTTTGTACAAATCTCTATAGGTTCACTCTAAACGCATAACAGCCAATTTTGCCGACGTTAGCAATAATGAACAAGTAAATATTTCTTACTAGTTGGATCTAATTCGGAAAATAAAATAAGCATATTTTCACGCGAAAAAAATGGCTTAATAAAGCTGTTTATCAGATATTTTCTATCAAATCACTCGTATTTTCTAGCGTAAATGGTTTAATTTGGAAAATAAAAAAAGCGCCCTAGTTTGAAATAGGACGCTCAGTGCAAAACTTTAGAAAAAGTTTATGTTTGGAATAAATAGATTATACAACATATTCTATAATTTGTACATTAAAAAGCCACTCCAAAGAGTAACTTTATACTTGAAAGTAATGACATCTCAAAATCATTATACTTTCATCTTACACTTTTTCGTATTCGGTTTCAAATTAAGAAATAGAGACATGGTTGTTACAAGTTTTATATGCAACTACCTGAGATCGCATTTTACGACTTTAGCCAATCGGTCGAAAATTCCGCCGATTAAATTGTTATGGGTTTGAGCCATAACAAAATGATAAAATCTAAGGTCGGTTTGACCGACTTTACTACAGACTATGGACTTACTCAAAAACGGGTGGCTCTGACCCACTTGTTTTTAATATCAATGGTTTCAGAGGACAGCGCACTTTTGCGCTCTCCTAAATCTGAGGAGTCCACACTTTTGTGTTCTCGACTTTCGGAAAAAAGAGAAAGTTCATATCTGTGAAAATGAAAGGTATGAATATATTTTTTAATTCATATCATCCGTGAAGGAGTATTTCAAACTCCCCAATATAATCAAAGTGGTTTATATCCACTATAAACTTAGAAAGAATTTACACCATGAAAAAAGATGACGTTATCAAACTATCAGACGGACAAATAGCCACAATTGTTACTGGCGACGAATCTACAACTTTGCAAAATTGTTATATTGTTCGGCTCGAAAATGAAGATATAAGAGTGGTTGATAGAAAAACTCTAACGCTTGCGGAATCATTGAAATAATAGTCGTTTATAACAAATTCCCCCTTTTTCCACCAATTCCATAAGTAAATTATTGAATCTTTTTTACTTAACCCCAATACGTGCAAACCTGAACCACGTTAAAAGCTGATAGGAGGTATTTATGGCAGACAATGATAAAACATCTCAAATAAAATTAGATTTTTTAAATACACTTTATAATCTTATCCTTAGTGAGGATATAAAAGAAGAAGAACGTAGAGTGCTGACTAAAGCAAAGAATCTAGTAGAAAAAGGAGAGTATATTCCCAATGTCATCAGACGTATGCAGACAAATTTTACGTTGGATGCCATAAATAGTAACTTATCTCCAAGTGTGAGTGAGTTTTATAGTACATTGCCTAAAATACTTGCAGAGATTCTACCAGCATTTCCAGGTACTGGCTCTAGTTTAGGGATTCCTCTCTAATTATCTTGTTACCCTTGATACCTTACTGTTACTCTTCTTTTAGAGAAAGGTAACAGTATAAACCCTTGATATAACTACCTTTATAATACTTTGTTACTCTTGTTACCGTAAATAATACTATATCAGTTGAGAATTTAATAACTCTATAAACTAATAAACCAGTTAACTAAATATCTCTAATAAAAATATTTCTCAATCCTCGTACATGCCTTGCCTGACATTAGTACAAAATGGAAAGGAAGAAATAATATGAATATTAAAGAATATACAAAAAAAGACGGTACAAAGGTGTACCGCGCTAATGTTTATCTGGGGGTTGATTCTCTAACTGGTAAGCAAGTGAGAAAAGTTATAACGGCTAAATCTGAAAAGATGTGTAATACAAAAATAAGTAGAGCTATTAATGAGTTTGAAAAGAACGGCCAAACAGTCAGAAAAGTAAGTGTAGATGATTTTAAAGATATTGCCATGCTGTGGTTTGATAGTTATAAGCTAGGGGTAAAACCTCGAACAGTTCAAATCATGCAGACACGCTTAAATAATTATGTTTTGCCAGCTCTTGGAGAGTATAGAATAGATAAAGTAAATTCTATTATTCTTCAGCAAATTGTTAATCAATGGATGATTAATGCTAGTCAACCATTAAATGGGGCTTACCACAGACCAAAAGGAAAAGGCAAAGACTTCAAAATATACTTTAATATCGTTGAGCGTATTTTTAAGCATGCCTTATCTCTTGGGCTAGTTAAAGATAACCCTTGTGTTAATGTTATTGTACCAAAAGTAAGACTTGAAAGCACCGAAAAGAAAGTAAAACATCTTACAGCGGAGCAACTGAAAATATTTTTTGAGTATATTGGAGCACTACCCAGAGAGAAATATACTAATGAGCTGATGACTGGACTTTGTCGTTTGCTTGTTGCCTCCGGTTTGCGTATTGGGGAAGCTGTGGCCTTGTCATGGTCTGATATTGACTTTAAGACAGGTTCTGTGTCTGTCAGTAAAACAACGCTTAGAGCGGTCATACAATCAACCCCAAAGACTGACAAAAGTAATAGGATTGTTTTAATAGACAGCAAAGCAGTAGAAGTTTTAAAGCATTGGGAACTATTTCAAGCGAAATACTTCATGAGTATTGGAAAGGGAAAGCAAGAACTGGTATTTCCCAACCGAACAGGAGGGGTGTTGGACTATCAGACAATGAGGCCATTCTTAATAAAATGGTTGAGAGCTTGCCAGCTACCACAAGTTGGCTTTCATGGTTTTAGACATTCTCATGCTAGCCTTCTACTTAATGCTGATGTTCCCTATAAAGAGATACAAGAACGCTTAGGACACGCAAGCATAAAAATGACTATGGACACATACAGCCACCTTGAATCTGACAATAAAATAAAAGCAGTTGAACGCTTTGAATCAATTGCAAATTTCTAG